ATATAACTCATCAACTGGTGCATTCACAATTACTGATACTGGTGTAACAGCAGGATCTTATGGTTCAGCCTCACTTGTTCCAGTAATTACAGTTAATGCGAATGGCCAAATTACCTCAGCATCTACAGTATCAGTTGCTGGTGTTACCGATTTTGATTATAACACATCAACTGGTGTATTAGATATTGATACAGCAGATGGTCAAAACTTTGCGACAACAGTTACATTAGGACCATTTGATACTGGTGATCTTGTTGAAGGCTCAAATCTTTATTACTTAGATTCAAGAGCAAGAGCCGCTGTTTCTGTAACAGATGCCGGTGGCGATGGTTCACTATCATATAATAGTTCAACTGGTGTAATTACATATACTGGTCCTTCAGCGGCAGAAACAAGAGCACATATTTCTGCAACTGACAATGGTGGATTTGGAGCTCTTTCATATAGTTCATCAACGGGTGTAATTAGTTATACAGGTATCTCAACTGAAGAAATTCAAGATGTTGTTGGTGCAATGGTATCTAGCAATAGCGAATCAGGTATTGCAGTAACTTACCAAGACGCGGATGGTACACTTGATTTTAATGTAAATGATCCAACTATTACATTAACTGGTGCAGTTACTGGTTCTGCAACCATGACAAATCTAGGTAATGTTAGTATTGCAACAACGGCGACAGCTGATCCAACACTAACAATTAATGGTGATGCATCTGGTTCAGCTACATTTACAAATCTTGGTAATGCAACATTAACCCTAACAATTGCAGATGATAGTCATAACCACACTACATCAAATATTGATAACTTTACAGAATCTGTACAAGATATTGCTGGTGGAATGTGGTCATCTAATAGTGAATCTGGTGTAAGTGTTACTTATCAAGATGCAGATGGTACATTAGATATTAACGTTAATGATCCAACTATTACTCTTACAGGAGATGTTAGTGGTTCAGCAACTATGACAAATCTTGGTAATGTTTCAATTACTGCTACTGTTGCTAATGATTCTCATACACACGATGGTAGATACTATACAGAAACTGAAGCTGATGCAAGATTTGCTCCTATAGGCACTTCAGCGGGTACAACATCAACAAATACATTTACACAACAACAAACTTTTAGCAATGGATTTATTTCTGGTGTACCATTTAACTATGTAAAATCTACAGTTGATTCAAATACAACATTATCCGCTATTGCTGGATACGAAATTAAATCTGGCAATAGTATAATTGAAATTAGTAATGGTGTAACTCTTACAATTGCTTCTGGCGCTACAGTATCAATTTAATATGTTATAAATAGAATAAACAAATACTCTAAAGGATAGGAAAATGAGCAAATTAATCGTAACTACCGTAGAAGCTTCAGGCTCTACTCTCACATTAAATGATAATACCACAGTAAATGGTACTCTTACCGCAACAAACGTTAATACATCTTCTGATGTAGCTCTTAAGCAAGATATTGTTACAATTCCAAATGCTTCAGATATTTTATCATCTTTACGCGGAGTAAATTTTGGATGGAAGCACGATGGTTCTCAATCTATGGGAGTTGTAGCTCAAGAAGTAGAAGAAATTATTCCTAGTATTGTTGCTACTGATGATAAAGGTCTAAAAGCTGTTAACTATGCAGCACTTACTGGAGTTCTTATTGAAGCAGTAAAAGATCTACAAGCGCAGGTAGCAAAACTTTCTAAGTAAGGTAATCTAAATGGCAAATCCAAATACAAGACAGGAATTAGTTGACTACGCTCTTCGTAGATTGGGTGCGCCTGTCATTGAGATTAACGTTGACGACGATCAAATAGAAGATCGTGTAGATGATGCTCTACAATTTTATCAAGAATATCATTCAGACGCAACAATGCGTGTTTATTTAAAACACCAAATTACTGCTGCTGATGTAACAAATGGATATATTACATTAAACGATAATATTTTATATGTGAAGCGTGTATTTCCTATCGGCGATTCGCAATCAAGTATTAATATGTTTTCTGTAAAATATCAAATGAGTTTAAATGATATTTACGATCTTTCTTATATCGGCGACTTAATGTACTATGAAATGGTACAACAGTATGTTTCATTACTAGACATGAAGCTAAATGGTAATGGCGAGTTTGTAAGATTTAATCGCCATATGAACCAATTACATTTAGATGTAAATTGGGAATCAGATATTAAAGAAAATGATTATATTATTGTTGAATGCATGAGAATTGTAGACCCATCAACTTATTCTGATGTTTATAATGATATGTTTCTTAAGCAATATGTAACTGCTTTAATCAAACAACAGTGGGGTGCTAACCTTATCAAATTTGAAGGCATGCAACTTCCAGGTGGTGTAACATTAAATGGTCGTCAAATGTTTGATGACGCTACTGAAGAAATTAGACAAATTCGAGAGCAGATGCAGCTTAATTATGAAATGCCACCAGACTTTTACGTAGGATAAATCATTGGCTACTAACGTATACTTCTCGCAAAAGGTAAGAACCGAACAGGACCTTTACGAAGATATTGTCATCGAATCCCTTAAAATGTATGGGCAAGATGTGTATTATCTTCCTAGAGAAGTAGTGCAAGAAGACACTATCTTAAATGAAGATATTGAATCAGTCTTTGATGATGCTTATATTATTGAAATGTATATTTCAAATATTGATGGTTTCGAAGGCGATGGTAATTTACTTTCTAAGTTCGGTGTTGAGATTCGAGACCAAGCCAACTTTATTGTTTCAAAGAAACGATGGAATCAATACATTGGCATTCAAAACGCAGGGACTAATAATTTAAGACCCAGCGAAGGCGACTTAATATATCTTCCGCTTTCGCAATCTTTATTTGAGATTCGATTTGTTGAACATGAATCTCCATTCTATCAATTATCAAATCTTCCAACATATACGTTACAATGCGAATTGTTTGAATACTCTGGCGAGCAAATCCAAACTGGTATCTCTGACATCGATACGGTAATGGAAGATATATCACAACAACTTGTTCTCGTCATTAATAGTTCAAATGGAACTGAGTTTACAATTGGCGAAACTATTCAGCAGGAAATTGGCGTTACTGGCGAATATGTTACTGGTAGAGTTGTTTCTTATGAAACCGTTGATGCTACAACTAAAAAATTATTTGTAACTGGTTGGGCCACTACTGACGGAAAATATCACACATTTACTAATAGTATTATTGATGGAACTGCTTCTGGAGCTCAATGGACAGTAACTGATGTTTATAATATTGACGATCCAATTGCAAATAAAGCATTAAACGATCCACAATCACGCAACCAAGAATTTGAAATAGAAGCTGATGGAATTATTGATTTCTCTGAATCTAACCCATTCGGTGAGATCGGAGGTTAATTATGTTATCTGATCATTTTTATCACGCAGCAATTAGAAGAACTATTGCGGCCTTTGGTACTATCTTTAATGATATTAAAGTTTTGCGTAAAGGAAATGATGGCGAAGTAAAAAACATCATGCGTGTGCCATTGGCTTATGGACCTAAGCAAAAGTTTCTTGCAAGATTGGAAGCACAGGCTTCTTTAACAGATCCAAAAGTAGCAATTAAATTACCACGTATGTCATTTGAAATTACGTCACTGGTGTATGATGCTGCGTCTAAATTGCCAAAAATGAATCAAATTGTTCGTGGCACAGGCGCAACAAGAGATGCAATTTATACTAGTGCACCATATAATATGGGTATTCAATTATCAATTATGGCAAAAAATCAAGATGATGCTTTGCAAGTAATTGAACAAATCATTCCATATTTTCAACCAGAATATACAATTACTATTAATGAAGTACCAGAGCTCGGGATAAAATCTGATGTACCTATTACATTATCAAGTATAGGATTAGCCGAAGACTATGAAGGCGATTTTTTGTCTCGTAGAGCTATTGTCTATACATTGGACTTTGAACTTAAAGTAAAATTCTATGGTCCAGTAAAACAACGAGGGATTATTCTTAAATCTGAAGTAGATATGATTAATTCTGAAGCAGAAGATCCATTTGGATTTCTTGAAGAATATGTTGCAGATGGAACTAATGCCAATGGTGTTATTGAAGATGCTCTTGTTGGAAAAGATGAAGTTGATGACGGAGAAATTACTCCATGAATAATGGTAAAGATGACGTAGATGACGATTATGATTTTGCTCGAAGTAAATATTATAATCTAGCAGAAAAAGGCGATGAAGCAATAGATCTCATGATGGAATTAGCTCGTGAGTCTGAGCATCCTCGTGCCTTTGAAGTATTATCCAATATGATGAAACAAAATGCAGAAATTGCAGATCGTCTAATGGAACTACAAAAGAAAAAGAAAGAAGTTCGTCTCAAAGATTCTAAGGGGCTTCCATCTAAATTAACACAAAATAATGTATATGTAGGTTCTTCAACAGATCTACAAAGAATGCTATTGAAAAAAATGGATGATGCAAATGTCATTGAGTCTGAAGAATAACGAAGCAGGCTATCTTGGTAACCCTAATGTAAAACGTGATGGTGTTGAGCAAGAGTGGACTCAAGAAGAAATAAAAGAATACGCAAAATGTATGAGAGATCCTGCATATTTTGCTAGAACATATTTAAAAGTAATCTCTCTTGATAAAGGTTTAGTTCCATTTGACCTATATCCTTATCAAGAAAAAATGTTTAAACATTTCGAAGATAATAGATTTTCTATTGTTTTAGCATGTAGACAATCAGGTAAATCTATTTCATCTGTAGGATACCTTCTATGGTATGCCATCTTTAATCCCGAAAAAACCATTGCTGTATTAGCTAACAAAGGTTCTACTGCTAGGGAAATGCTTCAGCGTGTTACTCTTATGCTTGAAAATCTTCCTTTCTTTTTGCAGCCTGGATGTAAAGCACTAAATAAAGGCTCAATAGAATTTTCTAATAACTCTCGTATTATTGCTGCTGCTACATCTGGTTCCTCTATTCGTGGTATGTCAGTTAACCTACTATTCCTTGACGAATTTGCGTTTGTTGAAAATGATGCTGAGTTTTACACATCAACCTATCCAGTTGTTTCATCAGGCGAAAGTACAAGAGTTATTATTACAAGTACTGCAAATGGTGTTGGTAATGTTTACCATAAAATCTGGGAAGGCGCAGTTCAAGAAACAAATGAGTATAGACCATTTAGAGTAGATTGGTGGGATGTTCCTGGCCGAGATGAAGCTTGGAAACAACAAACAGTTAATAACACTTCCGAACTTCAATTTCAACAAGAATTTGGAAATACTTTTCATGGAACTGGAAATACTCTTATTGCTCCTGAAATATTGCTTGGACTGCAGGCTAAAAAGCCTATAAAATCTACAGCTGAAATGAGGATTTATAAAGATCCTGAAGAAGTTCATGAATATATGATGTTTGTAGATGTTGCAAAAGGTAGAGGACAAGACTATTCTACTTTTAATATTATAGATATGTCTGTTAGGCCTTTTGAACAAGTTGCTGTTTATCAGGATAATAAAATATCTCCTCTTCTATTTCCAGACATTATTTACAAATATGCTAACATGTATAATGAAGCATATATTGTGATTGAAAGTAATGACCAAGGCTCAGTTGTGTGTAATGGTTTATATTATGATTTAGAGTATGAAAATATTTTTGTAGAGTCAGCGGTGAAAGCCAATTCAATTGGTGTTACTATGACTCGTAAAATTAAGCGTATTGGTACATCAAATATCAAAGACTTAATTGAGCAAAGAAAACTAACAATAAACGATGCAGAAACTATTTTAGAACTATCAACATTTGAAGCAAGAGGTAATTCTTATGAAGCTTCAACTGGTAATCATGATGACCTAGTAATGAATTTAGTTCTATTTGGATGGTTTTCAACTAATGCATTTTTCGCAGAGCTTACTGATATTGATATGAAGTCTCTACTATATTCTGAAAGAATCAAAGCAATGGAAGAAGAAATTGTTCCTGTTGGATTCTTTGAAGATGGTAGAGAAGACAAATACGAGAGAGAAGGTGGTATGGTCTGGGAGACCGTAGACACTGGAATTTACTAATCTTATAAATATAATCGAGTGAATAAATAATCGTATTATGAAATCATATTATATCCCGAGCTTATAATCTTTTTTGGAGAGGAATACACATGGCTTTTCTAGTATCACCAGGAGTTCAAGTCAAAGAAATTGACTTGACGAATGTGATTCCAGCTGTATCTACCAGTATTGGTGGTTTTGCTGGCGCATTCAACTGGGGTCCTGTAGAAGAAATCCGCACACTAGGTTCAGAAAAAGAACTTGCGGCTATCTTTGGCACCCCAGATAATCAAACCGCGGTATACTTCCTAACAGCAGCTAGCTTCCTAACTTATGGTAATGCATTAAAAGTTGTCCGTGCTGAAACAGCCGGCATGCTTAATGCTACCACAGGAGCAACTGGTCTTTTAGTGAAGAATCGCGACCATTTAGACGACGTAACAACCACAGGCTTCGAATTTATTGCTAAATATCCGGGCACTTTAGGTAATTCGCTTAAAGTTTCTGTAATTGGAGCATATAGTCATGGAGCTGGACCAATTTTCGAAATTTGGGCTTATGCAGGCCAATTTGATGCAGCACCAGGTACTTCAGATTTTGCATCTGCGCGCAGCTGTACGAATGATGAATTACATATTGCAGTTATCGATGAAGACGGCGCATGGTCAGGAGTTCCAGGAACTGTTCTTGAAACTTTCCCATTTGTGTCTCAAGCATCTGACGCAAAATCACCACAAGGCACATCAAACTATTATGTAGATGTTATCAATGGAACATCAGCTTATATTTGGGCTGGAGATGCTCCTTCTGATTTGCCACAAGCTGGTAATTCTACTTCAACTGTTGCAGGCGATTATAACGCAGCTGTTACCGTAACTACTGCTATTGATGAATCACTAGCAGGCGGCGCTGATAACAACCTACCAACAGTTGGCGAAATTCAATTAGGTTACGATCTATTTGAAGATGCAGAAACTGTAGATGTAAATCTTTTGTTTGCTGTACCAGGTGCAAATGGTGGCGACGACGTTACTCTTGCTAATGATCTATTAAGCATTGCTACTGCACGTAAAGATGTAGTTGCATTTGTTTCTCCTCCAACCGAGGATACAGTAGGAACTGCTACACCAGCAGCAGATGTTAAAGCGTGGGCTGATCAGCTTACATCAACATCTTATGGTGTAATTGATTCTACTGCAATTAAAGTATACGACAAGTACAATGATGTGTATCGCTGGATTCCAGCTGCAGGTCACATGGCTGGTCTATGTGCTAACACCGACAACGTAGCTGACGCATGGTTCTCACCAGCAGGCTTTACACGTGGTCAAATCTTGGGTATTACAAAGATTGCTTTCAATCCTAAGCAAGCTGATCGTGATACTCTATACAAAGCACGCATTAACCCAATTGTTTCTTTCCCTGGTCAGGGCACTGTACTATATGGTGATAAGACTGCACAAGCCAAGCCTTCTGCATTCGATCGCATCAATGTACGTCGTCTATTCATTACCTTGGAAAAAGCAATTGCAACTGCTGCCAAATTCCAACTCTTTGAGTTCAACGACGAATTCACCCGCGCGATGTTCCGTAATATGGTAGAACCATTCTTACGTGATGTTAAGGGTCGTCGTGGTATTACTGACTTTGCAGTCGTTTGTGATGCAACGAACAACACAGGCGAAGTTGTAGATACTAACCGTTTTGTTGCGGATATCTATATCAAACCTGCTCGTTCTATTAACTTCATCACATTGAACTTCATCGCGACTCGTACCGGCGTTGAATTCTCTGAAATTATTGGTCAATAAGGAGAATAAACAATGGCAATTCTAGGCGTAGATGATTTCAAATCAAAGCTAGTTGGTGGTGGCGCACGTTCTAACCTTTTCAAGGTAGAAATGGGTTTCCCAGCTGGTATCGCGGGTGCGGCTGAATCTGAAGTAGGTGGTTTCTTAATCAAAGCCGCTCAGCTTCCAGCTTCTGTTATTGCACCTATCACTGTTCCATTCCGTGGGCGCCAACTTCAAATTGCGGGCGACCGTACATTTGAACCTTGGACAATCACGGTATTGAATGATACAAACTTCCTATTGCGTGATGCATTTGAGAAATGGATGAACTACATCAACTCTCACAATGCAAACACTGGTGAAGTTACTCCATCAAACTATTTTGCTGATGCATCTGTTTATCAGCTTGATAAAGACGGTGCAGAAGTCAAAGGCTATACATTCAGAGGTCTATGGCCGACGAACGTAGCAGCAATTGATGTTTCATTCGACAACGAAAATGCTATCGAAGAGTTCACAGTTGAACTTCAAGTACAGTACTGGGAATCAAACACCACTACTTAATAGCATATAAATAATAGCAGAGGGGATAAAACCCCTCTGTTTATTATAACGTAGGAAGATTTAATGGCTGAATTATTTGGTTTCGAAATAAAGCGAAAAGAGCAAGATAAAGAAGATGCTAAAAAGCAATCTTTTGTTGCTCCATTAGAGGATGATGGTTCTAGTTACGTTCAAGCTGGCGGAGGTCACTTTGGCCAGTATATTGACTTGTCTGGAACTGAAGGAGCTAAAAACGAAGCAGATCTAATCCGTCGTTATAGAGATATTGCGATGCATCCGGAATGTGATGCCGCGATTGAAGATATTATTAATGAGTCTATTGTATCAGATACTAAATCTGCACCAATTGATATAGTAACTGATGATTTAGATTTACCCGATAATGTTAAAAAACTTATCAGACAAGAATTCGAAAATGTGGTTGAACTATTGCAGTTTAATCATTACGGACACGAAACATTCCGTAAATGGTATGTTGACGGCCGGTTGTTTTACCACATCATTGTTGACGAAAAGAGCCCTAAAAAGGGCATTTTAGAATTACGTCCAATTGATCCTACACGTATTCGTAAAGTAAAAGAAATTGAAGAAGAAAAAGATCCTAAGACTGGTGCACAAATTATTAAAAGCGTTCAGGAATACTATCTTTATCAAGACACTTCAATGACAAAGTCTAACTCAGGCTTAAAGATTTCTAAAGATGCTATCCAATATACTACATCAGGTCTATTAGATACAGCTCGTAAAAACGTTCTTTCTTACTTACATAAAGCAATTAAGCCAGTGAATCAGCTTCGTATGATGGAAGATTCGTTGGTAATTTATCGCTTATCAAGAGCTCCAGAACGTCGTATTTTCTACATTGACGTTGGTAACCTTCCAAAAGGTAAATCAGAAGAATACCTACGTAGTATTATGAATCAATATCGTAATAAACTAGTTTATGATGCATCTACTGGTGAAATCAAAGATGATCGTAAACATATGTCAATGTTAGAAGATTTCTGGCTCCCACGTCGTGAAGGTGGTAGAGGTACAGAGATCACAACACTTCCAGGTGGTGAAAACCTAGGTCAAATTGATGATATTTTCTACTTCCAGAAAAAACTGTATAGATCATTAAACGTTCCAGTAAATAGATTAGAGCAAGAAGCGCAATTCTCACTTGGACGTTCTACTGAAATTTCAAGAGATGAAGTTAAATTCCAG